AGAAGATCTAGCACCGCTAGGCGAAGCAGGCGATCAGTACCGAGTGCCACTACAGAACATCGACGCAGCAGACGCACGCGATGTAGGACTCAAGCTACGCGCAGAGATAGCAGCAGCTCTGATCCAGGTCGGCTTCGATCCAAAGGCAGTAACAGAAGCCGTAGGATTACCACCGATGACACACACAGGCGTACCAAGCAGCCAGCTACAACAAGTCTCAACCATCGATCCAGCAGATCCAGCATCGGTTTATGAGGTTGAATAAATGCCGTACTTCATAAGCGAGAGCCAGAGCGACTGCGCAGGATGGGCAACCGTCAAAGAAGAAACCGACGGTGCATATACGACAATCGGATGCCATGAAAATAAGCAAGACGCCATTGACCAGATGTTGGCAGTATCAATCTCAGAAGATATCGAACCAGGCGGCGAAGTAAGCAACAGGGCAGTCGATCTGTCAGCCCCTGCTTTTATTCAAGCAAACGCAAAGCGTGGACTGAAATATCTAGGAGAAGGATATGGCGGCGATGGCCTCACAGAAGGAACCAAGCAAGCAGCTCGCGAGATGGCAGCAGGAAGAATAACCGAAAATAAAGTACGCAAAATGGCCCCCTGGTTTGCAAGGCACAAAGTAGACGGCCAGGCAGCAAAGAACAGCAACCCATCCGATCCACAATACCCAGGCGCAGGATTAGTGGCCTGGCTTTTATGGGGCGGAGATTCCAACTTCAGCGACCGAGCACAAGACTGGGCGCAAAGGAAAATAGACGCACTCGACGCAGAAGAAGACTCAAGGAGCAAAATGACAAAGAAAATTGAACGCCGCACTTTCACGATCAAGAATGTAGAAGCACGCCAGGCAGAAGACGGAACGATGCGCCTCTCTGGGTACGCAGCAGTATTTAATGACGACAGCGTGCCACTTCCATTCATTGAAAGAATCGCACCCGGCGCATTCCGAAAGACGCTGACAGAAACACCAGACGTGAGGTTATTAATAAATCACGAAGGATTGCCTATGGCCAGAACCAAGAACGGAACGCTTCGACTTAACGAAGATGAAACCGGCCTCTACATGGACGCCGATCTCCCAGACACGCAGGCAGCTCGCGATCTCTACACACTGGTAGAACGCGGCGATGTAGATCAGATGAGTTTTGCATTCAGAGTGATTCGCCAGAAGTGGAACGAAGGAAGAACCGAGCGCACCCTCACAGAATTGTCGCTGGCAGACGGCGATGTCTCAGTCGTAACTTACCCAGCATATCCAACGACCACAGTCGAAGCTAGAGAGCAATTGAAGGCAGCAATGCAGGCAGTCAAAGAAGGACGCGATATCAGTCCAGAAACGATGATGGTTCTAGAAAATATTTTCTCCGATCTTTCAGAAGGCCACGAATACATCATGAAGGCAGCTCAGATCATGGGCGAATTTATGATGATGGAAGACTCCACATACATGGAAGACGAAGAAGAAGATCGCGCAGTCGACACAGTCGGCAGTTTCGTTTCCTGGGATAGTTCGGGCGGCACAGCACGCGGAAGAATTGAACATGTTATGCGAGAAGGCGTTCTGGGGATACCAGGAACAGATTTCTCAATCACAGCCGAAGATGACGATCCTGCAATTTTGATTAGAATTTATGAAGAAGTTCGAGATGGATGGCAAGCAACAGAAACTCTCGTAGGACACAAAGCATCCACACTCACAGCGATCGATGCGCTACCAGAACCAAGTGCAGAAGAAGCAGAGCGCAAGATTTCTCTTCGACTTGCGCAAGCAATCGTTAATAATACAAACTAGCATTCTGCTGCAATCAGCAGAGACAAAGTCGGAGCGACATTCGCACCCTGAAAGCGCCGCGAATACCACCGCCACCACCTTGACACAAAACCAACTCAGAAGGAGATCAAATAAATGTCAAAGACTTTCCTTGACAAATTGATCGAGCGTCGTGATGCAGTTAAGACAGAGATGGACGCAATCTTGGAAGCAGTAGCAACCGAAGATCGCACCGACTTAACAGCAGATGAAACAGCAAAGGTCGATACCCTTGTTGAAGAATCACGCACACTTGATTCAAAGATTGAAAAAATGAAGACACAGGCAGATGCAGATGCAAAGACAAACGAGATCCGCGCAGCTGTAGCCGATGTAGCAATGCCAAAGGTTGGCGGAGCAACAGTGACACGCGAAGAGCGCACATACTCAGTGAACTCAGGAACATCATTCGTAAAGGATGCATTCAACGCGCAATTCTCAAACGACTACGCAGCAAACGAGCGCCTAGCACGCCACATGCGTGAAGAGTCAATCGAGCGCCGCGATGTTGGAACAGCACAGTTTGATGGTCTTGTAATTCCACAATATCTTGTTGAACTTGCAGCTCCACTAGCACGCGCAGGACGTCCATTCGCTGATGCAGCGACAAACAAGATGGCACTTCCACAAAGTGGAATGACGCTAAATATTTCTCGTATGACCACCGGAACTTCAACAGCCGTTCAGGTTACACAGAATGATGCAGTTTCAGAAACTGATGCTGATGACACACTTTTGACAATCAATGTTCGTACAATCGCAGGCCAGCAAGATATTTCTCGCCAGGCACTAGAGCGTGGAACAGGCATTGACACATTTGTAATTGCTGACTTGATCAAGTCTTGGCATACAACACTTGATAGCCAGATTCTTAACGGTGCAGGCACAGCCGGTACAATCAAGGGTCTACGCAACTCAGGTGGAAACGCCATCACATTCACATCAACAGCTCCAACAGTCGGATTGCTTTATCCAAAGCTTGCTGACGCAATTCAGCAAATCCAGACAAACGCATTTATGTCACCTACACACTTCGTGGTTCATCCACGTCGCCTAGCATTTTTGCTTGCAGCTGTGGACAGCACAAACCGTCCATTAGTAGTACCAGCAGCAAACGGTGCGATGAACGCAGTAGGCGTTGGCGGAGCACCGGCATACGGAAACTCCGGATACCAGATGCTTGGACTTCCAATCATCACCGATGCAAACATCGGAACCACATACGGAACTACAACAAACCAAGATGAAATCTATTGCGTAACAGCAAACGAATCTCACCTATGGGAGCAACCAGGATCACCATTCGCACTTCGCTTTGATGCGACAGGCGCTGGAAACCTAACAATCAAATCTGTCGTATACGGCTACGCAGCGTATACCGCAGAAAGATATCCACTAGCAGCCTCGATAATCTCAGGTTCTGGTCTCAGCGCGCCAAGCTTCTAAAAGAAGCACAGCACTAAATTGTGCAGAGCGAGTGGGCCACCCCCCGACTCACTCGCTCTGCACTTCTAAACAGGGGGAAATATGAAATCAGGACACAAAGTAACAATTGGATCATGCGATCCAGGATCAGTAAATGGATCCTTCGCATATCGACTGATCCAACTAGCGCAGGCAAGAAGCAGCAGACTTGGCCCATTCGTAAGAATCAAGGGATCAGGACTACTATCAAAACAACGCAACCGAGTAGTGAAGCAATTTTTAGATAACACAAATTCAGATTGGCTTTTGATGATTGACTCAGATGAGCAATTGACAGTGCCAGCATTTGACGCGCTCATGGACACAGCGCACGATAAAGAACGACCAATCGTCGCCGGATTGGTATTCGCAGGATTCGGAGTGGTAGGAAAACCTTACCCAAAACCAGTACCGGCAATCTTTCAAGATTCTGATAAGGGATTCCTGCCACTCTATAAATACGATAAAAACTCCGTCTTTGAAATAGACGCAGCAGGAACAGGATGCCTGCTAGTACACAGAAGCGTCCTAGAGAAGATGCGCGAAGTAGCAGATCCGAATCAAGGCCAAGACTGGTGCTGGTTCTGGGATGGGCCAGTAGCAGGCGAATGGATCGGAGAAGATCTATTATTCTGCCGTAGGGCAAAGGCACTAGGATTCAAGATCTACGTGAACACCGCAGCTGTGCTACCGCACCAGAAAACCTTTTGGATGGATGAAATCCACAATGATATTTGGAAAGATTAAAAGGATCTGGCTAAGGCCAGACAAAGAGACGGCAACAGCGCAACCAGAACTAGAGCGAGCAATGTTGCCAAAACTGGAAAGAAGGATAAAGCGTGGCAATAACTAACGGCTACTGCACACTTGCCGAATTAAAGTCATCGCTTGCGATCGCAGACAGCATTGACGACACACCCCTGGAAGCAGCGATCACAGCTACAAGCAGAATGATTGACGACTACACCGGGCGCTTCTTCTACCAGAACGGCACAGCTCAAGTACCAGTATCGCGCTACTACACCCCACTCGATCCCTGGACGATGAACATGGACGATAACTACACGATCACCCAGGTAGCAACGGATGACAACTTTAACCAGACATACAACACCGTCTGGGCAACGAGTGACTACATGCTAGAGCCAGTAAATAACCCACAGCGCGGATGGCCAGTCAACCGCATCCTCGCAATCGGCCGATACGTCTGGCCTTATTATTTACCCCAGGCATGCAAGATCACCGGAATCTGGGGATGGGCAGCCGTACCAGCCGAAGTCAACATGGCAACGCTGATCCAGGCAGCTCGGCTATTCACCAGACGCCAGTCGCCATTTGGAATAGCAGGAAGCCCGGACTTAGGCACAGTACGACTCAGCGCGAAACTAGACGCAGACGTAGAAACCCTCCTGCGCCCATTTAAGAAGAATAACGGATTGGCCAAGTAGATGAACCCAAGCCAAGTCCGAGACGGTCTCAAAACACGCTTGCAGACGATCACAGGGCTACGCGTATATGACCTGATACCAGAAACACCGACGCCACCATGCGCGGTCGTAGGACAACTAGATTTCACATTCGATATCGATAACGCCAGAGGGCTAGACCAGGCAAACGTTGATATTTATGTGATCGTCCAGCGCTTCTCAGATAGAGCAGGGCAGGACAAGCTCGATGCATACCTAGCAGGCTCCGGCTCCAGCTCAATAAAAACAGCGATCGAAGGAGACAGAACGCTTGGCGGAACAGTAAACACTTTGCGAGTAACAGGAGCCGAATCCGGAACCTATACCTCGCAGGATAATCTGTTCCTTTCTTACCGATACCGTCTAACGATTTGGGGATAGGAGAACCAATGTCATACACAATAATTTCAGACAAAACTGTCTGCGGAAAACAAAAGGGCGATTCGCTCACAAACAAAGAATTGCAAGACGCAGGTGTCAGCGCAGAAACTCTGATTGCTGGCAACCACATCAAAGCAATAGCAGGAACAGAAACAACAGCACAAACAGTAGTATCATCCATCAAACAAGAAACCAAAGAAGGAGCGACCGCATAATGGCACGCTTAGTCCTAACTAACGCATTCATATCTGTCGGTGGAGTGGATCTGAGCGATTTGGTCGCATCAGTAACACTCAATTCGACATTCGACGTTGTTGAAACAACAGCGTTCTCATCCACAGCAGCTAAGACTCGCCTTGCAGGATTGACGGATAATTCAGTAGCACTGGAATTCCATCAAGACTACGCAACAAGCGAAGTAGAGCAGACAATCTATCCATTACTGGGAACAGTAGCGACAGTAATTGTTAAACCAAACGGTTCAGTAACAGGCGCACTAAATCCGTCATACACCGCAAGCGCTGTTATTTCAGAATGGACTCCGCTAAACGGATCCGTTGGTGAATTAGCAACAGCAAGCGTGACATGGCCAATAACCGGTGCAATCACAAAGGCGGTCGTATAATGGCCAGAGTCGTTCTAACAAACGCGTACGTTGTGTTCGGAACCAACGATCTCAGCGACCATATTGCGTCAATCACAATCAATACGACATTTGACATTGTCGAAACCACTGCTTTCGGAAACACCGCGAAGACACGTATTGCCGGATTAGCAGACAATTCTGTAAGTCTTGAATTTCACCAGGACTACGCAACAAGCAGCGTTGAGCAAATAATCTACCCACTACTTGGAACAGCAGTTACAATTTCTGCAAAACCAGTCAATACAACAACAAGCACAGTAAATCCGCAATACGCATTTTCTGCTCTAGTTTCAGAATGGACTCCGCTAAACGGATCCGTTGGTGAACTAGCAACAGCAAGTGTTACATGGCCGATCTCCGGCGCAATCACAAAGACAACAGCCTAAACCAATAAGGGGGAACTCAGATGGACGGATTGCAAATCAAAGTAAAAACAACAGATGGAGTGGAAGCAACATATTCACTGCGACCAAGACTCATCGTTGACTTTGAACAGAAGTACGGAAAAGGACTCGCCAAACTTCTTGGCGAAGAACAGAAGTTAGAGCACATCTATTATTTAGGTTGGCTCGCACTTCGCGCAAACGGTAAAGTAGTAAAACCGTTCGGGCCAGACTTCCTTGATACGCTAGAAGCTGTATCGCTGGACACTGACCCAAATTCCGAATCCACAGAGACAGCCTGACCTATTCAATAGCAGCAGTTTCTGTGGAGACAGGCATTGACCCGATAAGCCTGCTAGATGCACCAGACGGCATACTAGAAGCAATCGTGATCTACCTGAAAGAACGAGCAAAGGCGGCAAAGAAGCATGGCGGATAATGCAGTAGTGATTTCCGGCATCAAAGAAACCACCGACGCTCTAAAGAAGTTCGACAAGGCGGCAGCTCGTCGTTTGAATAAAGTAATAAATGACGAGCTGTCCCTAGCCGAATCTGACGCACGCGGAAAGATAGAAGACAAGCCGCCAATGAGTGGCTGGCGCACCGTAGCCGCAACCAATGGCAAGACACGCGGTGGCGCAGGCTGGCCAGCATGGGAAGCCGGAACCATTCGCCAGGGCATCGTCAAGACCAGATCCCAGGGCAAAGTCAGAGCTGATTATACGACCAGCGCCGGAGCGCTAACCCAGAAGAGCGCAGCAGGTGCAATCTGGGAAGTAGCAGGACGACGCAGCTCAGGCGAAGGCAGGGGCCGAAACATGATCGGCGTGCTCAACGAAAGATTCAAGGGCGCATCACGTGGCATTTGGGCCGTCGTCGATCGCGACTCAGATAGAATCCTTCGCAACGTAAGAAACGCAATGGAAGACGCAAAGAAGATATTGCAAGCCAATCTGAATAAAGAGAAGGGATAATCCAAGTGGCAGTAGGAGCAGTAATAGCCCGGATCATCACCCAGTATTCGGACAAGGGCAGCAAAGCAGCATCCAGAGACATCAACAAACTGGGAAAATCCTTTGACAAATTTGCCGGCAAAGTAGGCAAAGCATTTGGACTAGCAGCTGCGGCAAGCGCGGCATTTGCCATCAAGATCGGAATCGACTCCGTCAAGGCAGCGATAGCCGATGAGAAGTCCCAGGCGCTACTAGCCAATTCTCTACGAAATACAACAGGGGCAACAGACGCAGCGATAGCCGCAACAGAAGCATATATTGATCAGACTCAGCGAGCATTCGGAGTCGTTGATGACGAACTTCGCCCGGCGCTGGCAAAACTAGCCTCAATGACAGGAAGCGTGGCAACCGCCCAGGGCCTTCTCGGACTAGCTCTGGATGTCTCAGCCGGCGGAAGCGTAGATCTTACTGCAGGCACAAACGCAGTAACGAAGGCGCTACAGGGCAACTACAAAGCCCTAAAGAATCTAGGCGTTCCAATTACCGACGCAATGGTCAAATCCAAAGACCTAAACGCCGTACTTGCTTTGACAGCAAAGACATTCGGCGGAGCAGCTGCAACAAGGGCAAACACATTCGAATTCAGAATGAAACGCTTGAACATTGCTTTCGACGAAGCAAAGGAAACACTAGGCACAGCACTCATGCCAGTGATGGAAGAATTATTCACAATTATCGTAACGAAGATCATCCCAGCAATTCAGGGATGGCTTGCCGAGAACGGCGACAAACTCATAGCAGTATTCACCGCCGCGATCAAAGCCGTCGTTGGATTTGGCTTTGTTATATTTAAAGTGTTCTCCTT